GTGGTGCTGGCGGGGGCGGTGGTAATTGCATCTGTCATGGTCGTGTTGGTTGGTTGGTGTTTTGACTAAACCGCGTTTAGCGGAGGACTTCGGTCTTGGGCTGCTCGACGTCGGCATCTCCGACGACGGGCAGGGAAAGTTTGTAATCGATGAAAAGCAGCACCTCGCGCTGGCCATCGCGCACCGCGGCGGCGAGCGGGTCGAACGGACGTCCCAGCGTGCGCTCAAAGGCGGGCCGGTTCATGCGGAAGTAGGCTTTGAGGTTGTCCAAGACGACCCTGCCGTCCTCGCTGGTGAAGCAGCGGTGGTAGGCGTTGTTGATGCGCTGAAGGCTTTTGCTGCGCTCCAGTTCTTTGTCGTTGGTCATGTGCCGGAGGCTTGGTTCATCAGACGCCCAAGGGCGCTGTCCTGCTTGACGCTACCGGCCTTGCCCGCGGCCTCGGCCATCGTGAGCATTTCCTGCTGCTGCTGCATTTTCATTTGCGCCTCGGCGCGTGCGGCGCGGGCCTGCTCGACCTCGTCCTCCTCGGCCAGCCAGTCGGCAGGCAGTCCGTCGTTGCGGGCCGTCTCGCGGGAGATGACGTCCCAGCGGAAGTTGTCGAGCACTTCCGGTCGCACTTGCGCGAGAATCGCGTTGCGTTCCAGCGTCCTTGCCAAAGACAGGTTCTGCATGGCGCGGATGGCCAAGGCCACCTTGGACACATAGCTGACCTCCGGCTCCGGAATGATGGGCTGGCCCATCTCGTCCATGAGGATGGCGTCGGGCGGCGGGGGCGGGAAATGCCCGTTGCGGATCAAGATGCCGAAAACTCCGCGGAGCATGGGCGAGAGCAGTTCGGTCGTCTTGCGGGTGAAGCTGGGCGAAAACTGCACCAGCTTTTCACTGGCCCGCTCGGCCACCTCGGTCGCGGTCATGTTGGCCCGCTCCAAGGACGCGAACATGCGGAACATGTCCACATGCATCGCGGTGTTGATCGCCTCGGTCTTGCGGTTCTCGCGCTCCAGCCCGATCTGGTAGTCGCCGCCCTGCGCCCATTCCTGCGGAAGCGCGTTGGGTTGCGTCGGGTCGTAATAGGTGACGCCCCCCGATCTCAAATCGACTTCCCCTTCGTGCGTAGCGGGCATGAGGAGACGAGGGAAGGCTTTGATTTCCGCGAGGGCGTCGAGTTGCTTGGAAAGGAAATTCAACTGGCGGCACTCCGGCAAGGCCATCCACGCGGGACTTACTCCGTAGACGCCCTGCTGGCTTTTAACGTGGCGACCGGCAAAGAAGGGCTTCTCGTCGTAGCCGGAGTTGCGGCAGACATGCTTGTTGGTCTGGTCAACGTAGACCGACGCCCAAGGCTTGTTCGGGCCGTCCTCCTTGCCCCGCTCGCGCTCGGCCTCGGTGCGTTTGTAGACCGCATGAACAAACTTGTATTTGACTGTGCCGCCCTTGCCGCTCTTGCGGATCTGCTCCAGCTTCTTCTTCATGTCCGGAGCAAGGCTGTCCTCCCCGAACTTCTCCGCGGCTTGCAGGATGGTCAGTTCCAGTTCGCGGAAGACGGTGTTGATCAGACCCTCGTCGTCCTCGGCCAAGGAATAGGTGCCAATGTCGAACTTGGTGAAATTGAGCGGGTGCGCTACGCCCTTCTCCACAAACATGCAGTAGGTGCCGAAGACGCTGTCGTCGTAGTAGAGTTCATGCAGTTCGGTGTAGACGTTGCTGGTGGCGAGGAGCAACTGGGTGGCCTCCGAACAGCGGGAATACCATTGCTTGGCCTTGTCGCTCGTCACGCCCTTGGGCGGCTCGTAGACGAACCAGCGCGAGTCGGCGGGCGTGATGTAGGCCAGTTGCCCGTTGGCCAGCGTGGCCGCGGCCTGCACGCCGGAGGTGTCGAAGAGGACGTCGTGGCGCGAGCTATCCGGCACGCTGCGCTTGCTGCTGATCTCGGCTTTCCTTGGCAGGAAATATTCGGCCAACTCCTGCCAATGCGTGTCCCACGGCGCGCGCTCCGCGGCGAGGTCTTGGTTCCTCGCCAGCACCCAGTCAGCAAGTTGGACAGAGTCTTTCATTTACCACATGTCGGGGTCGTTAGTCGCGGCAATGAGCAGGACGATGCCCACCGCAAAGACGGCCAGATGGAAAACGAGTTCCATCCATTAGCCCAAAAGCGAATTCGGGCCTGCGCCCGTGGCCGGATTGGTGTAGCCGCCGGTTTCGCCCGCGAGGATCGATTTGCGGTAGCCCTCGCGTTTGCCTGCGGCTTGGCGCTGTTGATCGGCCATTTCGCTGGCACTCATGTTCTGCGCCTCCGGTGGCGGCGGGGGCGGTGGCGGCGCGGCAGGAACTTCCGGCATCTTGACCGGCGCGGGCATCGCGGGCATGTGCATTTCGGGCATCTTGGGCGGCTTGGGTGACCTGCCCCCGAAATGGCACCGGCACGTTAGGTCAATCTTGGACGAGTTGTAGAATCGCATATTTTTGGATGAGTTTGCTGGTCGGAAAGAAAGTCAGCGGATGGCCACTCCTCTCCCATGCGATGAGCGGAAGGTAAAACGGGATGTGGCGCAATAGTTTTTTGACTAAACCCTGCAAGCCAAGGTCGTCGGCCAAGGCGAAGGCGTAGACATACCACGCATCGCACGCGATGAGCGGGAACTGGCACCAGACGTCGTTGATCACTTCCTGCGGCGCTTGGCTGCACACGGGACGCGCCATCATCACGTACTCCGGCGTCGAAAAAAAGTAGCCGTGCGCGAGGTGCGCCATCATGTCCTGCTCAAAGGTCCGCGGGGAATCCGCGGTGTAAAGCATCTTGCACTTTTGAATGGGTGTCATCGTCGCACCACCGTCCTGCGGTTCCAGTCGAGGTCGCGGATTCCGGTCGTCACCACCGTCGGGCGCGGCGTGGCAAAGCCGGTCTTGAGCATGCCCGCCATCTCGGCCTCGGCAATCATCCGCAAGGCGTCCGCGGCGTGGCTGGCCCAGTTGTGGACTGGCTCGTTGACCACAATGCCGGTCGCGCTCGACCGCTTGTAGGCGTAATTGGCCAAGGCATCCAACCCACGCTCGCAGGCAGGCAGGCGGAAGCTGAACCGCGGGAACATTTGCAAGCAGGCATTGATCCCGATCCAGATGTCATGCGTGCGGGGCAGGACGCGCACGTTGGCCAGACCGGCCTCGGTGTAGACTTGGGCGTCGGCCTTGCCAGAGGTTCGGGTCGCCGCGGCATCGTGGGGCAAGTAATGCGCCCCGTAGGGGTAGCCCTTGGCCTGCATGTGGGCCACGCGCTGGACCGGCGTGAGGTCGAGGTCGAGGTCGCAGTCGATCACGCGGATCTCGTTGCCTTTGATGATCTGAAAATACCAGACGACCGTATTGACCGGCGAACCCAGATCCCACGCGGTGTGGACGAGTGTGCTGTTGTCGTATTTGAAGGCGGATATGGCACCGGAGGCGCGGAGCTTGTCCAGTTCCGCGGCGTAGATCGCGCCCTCGACCGGCGACTTGAAACACTCGTCCAAGGTGGTGGGGAACTCGCGGAAGATGAAGAGGCCAAGTTGGCGCTGTTGCCGGTCGTACCAGAGCCGCTGCTGCGGGCTGAACGTGTGGCCGGTCGTGCGCTCCATCTCGTCGAGGTAGGTGGCAATGGCCGGTTGGATCGTGGCCACATCGCCCTCGACCACATAAGTCGGATCTTTCCACCAAGGGAAGAAGACCACGCGCCAGTCCTTGTCTGTCTTGGCCGCTTCCGGCGTCTCCAGCGCCCCCTTGACAATTTCCCACAGGTGGCCCCCTCGCCCGCCTTTCCAAGTGGTTTCGACAATGATCCGGCCATGCTCCGCGCTGGGGATCGCGCCGGTCAGAATTTCCTCACTGCGCCGCGGGTCGTCGGCTTGCACTACTCCCCACTCGCTCAAGTGTAGCCAGTTGTTGGTGCCGCCACGGGCGCGTAGACCAGCAAAGAGCGCACTGGGCGCGTCCTTGTTCTGCGTCAGTTCGATGACGCTTCCGCTGTCGCGGACAAACTCGTAGCGTTTGCGGATCGGCTCCGGCAGATGTTCGATGGCGACCTTCACAATGGTCGAGAGCTTGCGCTCGGCATCGCTGGCCGTCTGATCGACAATCGATGCCTGCACGCCCTCGCTGAAAAGAATCTGGTCGGCCAAAAGCAAATCGATGGCGGTGGACATGCCCAGACGCCGCGCCTTGAGGATAATCAATCGCTTGCAGCCCTCATTGAAGATCATGTCGTAGACCCGCTGCTGCTCGGCCCGCGGCACAAACGGAACGACCGCGCCGTCGCTGGCGCGTTTGATCTTGTAAAGACTGGCAAGCCGCCGGAGCGGGTCGGACAGGTCTTTAAGCAGTTGCTGTTTTGCGGACGATGCCAAGCACTTCTCCCAGTTCGTCAGTGACGTCGTGTTTGACCTCCTGCTTCTCGGCCTCGGCCAGACCCAGCAGCTTGACCAGTTCGCGGACGGCTCCGGTCGCGGCGCTGCAATCTTCGCGGGCGTAGGCTTTGTCGTGAATCTTCTCCAGCTTGTCGGCGGCGCGGGCAATCATGGTTTCCTTCTGCTTCATGCGTGTCTGGCGAGCGATGACGTTGCCGCGTTCGATGTAGCTTTCCGCGGTGCGGCGACAGACTTTGAACTCCCCGCAAATAGACGCAACAAGTTCAGAGTAGCGGCGACCCTCCAAAATCCAATCGGTCACCACGCTCACGCGGTGCTCCATTTCGCTGTCGGAAGTGATTGGCATGGGTCTTTTTTACTCTGATGGTCAAATTAAAACATTGACCGCGTTTTGACTAACCCGCTCTATCTTATTCGGCTTCGCTTCGCTCGCCTCAACTATGGTTTGTGGAAACGGATAATAAATGTGCGTTGCTCCGTCTTTCGGATGATCCCTAAACACTCGGTCATCCAACTCGCACTGCAAATTTTGCAGCGTCTCAAATGCCCGCCTTGCCAGCCTGCCTACGCGAGATGTCTTGCCGTAGGTGTTGGGCAAAGCGCATGCCGCTTTAATCAGTATTGCTCTGACCTCGCTGATTTGCCGCCCCAGTTCTTGGTGTTCGGCCATTGTTAGTTTTTTTACCATTCGTATTCCCTCGGTATTTCCTCTTTGAACTTGTCCGTCGGTATTTCGATGACCGGCTCGTTGTCGGCGCTGGTGCGTCCGGTGGTGCCGGTGCGGTTGACGTAGCCGATCTCGTAGTGGTCGCCGTTGATCCGGTGGCTGAAGATGCCCTCCTCCCACTCGACGAGCAGGACGGTTGGCAACACTTCGGCAAACTGCTTCGCGTGGATGAACTTTTGCAGCGACCACATGAAGGTCGGATACTTGTCCTTCGCGTTGTTGCGGTGCCTTGCCTCGACAAAGCAGACCGGCTTCCGGCCCCGCATGAACATGGAGTCCACGGGGTAAGCCTTGGAGCAAAACGCGGTGCCGAAACCGTGCTTGGCGGCGACGGCTTCGACGATCCGCGCTTCGGTGCGCCGGTCTTGCTGTGTTTCGTGCAGGATCAATTAGTTGACTCCTTGGAATAACAGCGCGGCGCGTTGCTTAACGTGATGCTCGTTGTGGTGCTTTACGCACAGCCAGCGGACATCAAGCGGACGCGAATAATCGTCGTGGTGCGCTTGAACCTTGGAACAACCGCACACTTCGCAGGGCTGTTTAAAGATTTTCCCATCGCGCACGGCGTTGTTTAAGCGTCGAACTGCTTTTATCTTTTCTGGGTTGCGCCTTGCCCACTCTTCGGCACTTTTTGAGCCATAGCATTTGACTAAACCGCTACTTCTGCGCCGCTGCTCTTTCACGCGCTGGCGACCTCGCTCGTTAAGCACCCAAAACGGGTCTTGCATCATGTTTTTGTAACGAGCGGCGGAATCCTGCTTTGTGCATTGCTTGCACTTGTTTAGCGTGCCGTCGCGCATGCGCGGATGCGTGTAGAACTCGCGCATTGGCTTTAACTGGCCACATTTGAAGCACGTTTTCATTGCATCAGAATGGGATCGAATCCCCGTCTTCCGCTTCGTCAGTGACCCGCGGTGCCGCCGGTTTCGGCGCGTTATAGTTTCCGCTTTTTTCCTTTGGCACCCACGGCGGCCCAAACTTCAGCGAGAGGAAGTCCTTCCCGCTTTTGCTCGTTTGCTCCCAGATGCTGATCTCATAGTCGCGGCCTTCGATTTTGACGGGGCCGCTCCACTTTGGAGCTTTTGGATTATCGCTCTGGCGCGGGAATGCCGCGCCTCGGTTGTCGTCGTTGTATTGCATGGTTGTGTTTGTGTTTTGATATCCAGCGTGCCGTTGGGCAGTGCTGAAATTTGATCGCTGCGGAAGTGGCAGATCGCACCGTCGCGTTCCATCGCGCAGGTCCAAATGTCGTTGGCCAGTCCACTCTCGCGGCTGACGATGATCGCCCATCCGTAGCCGATGGGCGTCTCGACGGGGAACGGGCGTTGCAGTTCCAGCATCATCGAAAAAAGTTCCGGCGGGTCGCGGATAGCGCAATACCGCGGCGACCCCCCACACAATGCTGTTCCACCTTCCCCGAATGAGGTGATGGCCAGATATGAGTTGGCGCAGCCTTGCCGCCGGAAAGTTTCATGGTCGTTTCTTTGTTTTGACTAAACCGATACGCCGAAAATGTTGCGGGTTGCGATGAATCCAAGCGATGACCTCGCCGGTATTGTGGACGTCCGCGGCCCAGACGGCGTTGTCGGAAACGAGCGGGCAGTGTTCGCACAGGATATTCATCACGCTCACCTCGTCGTCTTGCATGCTATAGGCAATGAAGTCTTCAAGACTGTTGGCCATGTGGCGATTTTAGGGGTGTGGTCAAATGCCCCTTGGTAAGTTCGCGCCATACCGCAATGTGTCGCTTCGCGATTGGCAACAACCGGCCCAACATTTTCTTGTGGTGAAGCGGGCCATTGTGAGCTTTTGCATGCTGCCTGTTCCACGGCGGGTTAAGCAGCTTAATAAGAAACTGCTCGACGGCATCCAGATGCTTTCGCTCGACATCAATAACGACCACCGAATCAAACCGTTTTTGCTCACGATGAACGGCAACACGCTTGTGGATATGCTCTGACTTTCCAACGTATGCTATACGGTCGCAAAGCAGCAGAGCATAGATACCGCAAACAATTTCGGGCGCGTCTATAGTCTTTAACTTTTTCACGCCGCCACCACCCCTTCCAGTTCGCTGATCTTGGCGCGGATGCGGGCCACCTCGGCTCGCGCTTCGTCCGTCCACTCCGTCTCCCAAGGCGTCTCTGGCTTATGCCGCCGATTCCGCGGATCACCCTTCATTCGCTCCAGCTTGGCTTTTAAGGCGTCAATGCCTTGTTTGGCATCCCAGACGCCCTTGGGTTTAGTCAAAGCCTTGGAGGGCCGTTTCCGCGCAATTGCGGCGGCTCTGGCTTTCATGTTTGCCTGCCAGTTGTGAATTGGCTGGCCGTTCCAGCCCGTCCAGTGGCCGGAGGGGGCGATGGCGCGGCTTTCGTTGTCGTGCCAGATTTCCTCCGCGATGTCCTCCTCGACCATGAGCATGCTGGCTGCAACTTTGAATTGCTCCAAAGTGGGAGTCTGAACGACCTCGGCGGGCATTGACTCTTCCCCTTCCATTCCCTTTACCTTTCCATTCCCTTTCCCTTTCCGTTCAAGGTCAGCTTCAAGCACTGCTTCAAGCTGTGCTTCGGAACGCGCTCTGCCACTGGCCTTGCCCCCCTTGGCACCCGCCTCGCGCTTGGCCCGCAACTCCGCTTCCTTGCTCACCGGATAATGGCAAACGAGCAGATCGTCGCCAGCCCACTGGTAAAGCTGTGCTTCAAGCTGTGCTTCAGCAGAGGTGATACCACAGGTCTGCTGCCACTGGCGGCATTTCCATGACCGGCAGTTGCGGATAATGCCTCCGTTTTCTTGATCCGCGCAGTAGGCCAAGAGGTTGAGCCACGTTGCGCGTTCCACCGGCTCCGCACCGACGTAATCGGGCGAACGGAGGATGCTGATTTCGATGTTAAGCCACTTCATTGCCTCTCCTTCATCGTCACTTCCAGATACGGGTCGCCGACTCGGCACTTCTCGACGACAAGCTGGTCGATCAGCGCATCATCTGTGAGCCATCCCGCGGGTGTGAGGGCGTCTAAAACTCCTTTTGTGAGGTTATCTATGTCCGGTCGCACGCCATGCCGCCGCTCGTTTGGTCGGGCTTTGGTCACGCGGAACGCGAACTTCAGTTTGATCAGCACCGGAAACTCGACCGGCTTGCGCGGTGCGTGTTTCTTGAGCGCGGCCACCAGCGCGTTCTGCGCGTCGGCTACTTTTTTCTTGGTGAAGAACATGGGCTTGCCTCCGCGGACGAAGACGCCTTTTTGCTGGGCGGTGACGGTTGGTGGGTCGCCGTCGATAATTGCGGTGATCATTGTGTGGGTTGTTTCTTGCGCCGCGGTGGGCGTGGTTTGGGCGTGGTAATCCGGCGGCGAACGAATCCCTCCGGCAGACCGATTTGAATGAGGGCGGCTTGAAGGTCACTGTCGGGAACCTCCGCGCCGTGCTTCAGCATGTCGTCGAGCGCATCGCTTCGGTCGGGAACCATGCGGAGGGACAGCGTCTCCCACCACACGATCCGCGCCGCGGCGTGCCTCACGGGCAGCGCCAGCGCCATTAGACGCTGACGCCACTCCGCGGGCGTGATGCCTCGGCTCCAACGTGGAACGTAGGCTTTGTCGCTCATTAGAGGACGCTCTCCGCTTGTTTCTGCGCCCACGCCGGAAGCGCGAGCGTAGTGATGTCGGTCGTGAACGACGGCCAGTGGTCTTCGGCCATGCAGTGCTTCACCGCGGCGAGATCGCGCTGGTATTGCTTGCGCCCCCACTCAATGGCCTGCTGGTCGAGCGCGTAGACGGCAACCGCGTAGGGCGGCTGCTTCTCCACGCAAACGAACAGGAACTCGCTCTTGTCGATCCCCAGCAGTTGGCAGAGGTCGAGGTAGAACGCCGCTTGGACGTCGTAGCGGTAGCTGACGACGCTCTTGGCCATCATGTCGGCATCCGCTGACTGACAGCTTTTGATGTCCACGATCACGTTGCCGCCCTCCGGCAGCGCATCGATGCGGGCCTTGCGAAGGACGCCGTCTTCGCCATTCGCGAATAGCGAAACCTCCGTCTTCGCGTTGGCCAGCACTCGCTTGACCGCGGGATGCGACCAGACTGACTCGCGCATGCCGGTAATGGTGTCAGCCTCTTCCTGCGTGATGATCGGCTTGTCCTGCGCGGCCTTCCATTCCTTGCCCTCCTTTGTGGCAAAGTTCATGCCCGCGGGCTTGATGACCCACGCGCCTGCAACCGTCTCCGGTTCCAAGATGGCGCGGTGGATCATCTGGCCCAGCCGCATGGCCGGTGTCGTTTCGACGCGGAGCAGGCCGTCGATGTATGCGCGAAAATGCGCGGGCGTCCGCGGCGGCGCGATGTAGTCGAGCGCCGATTTGCTGATGCCCTCCGCTTCGCGGTATTGCTTTTCCGGCAACGATAGGATGCCGGTGTTCATATTCCGGCCTCCTTCGCCGCGGAGTTAAGCGCATCGCTTTGCGTGCGGCGGTGTTCCAACTCGGCCATGAACTCGGCAACCATGTGGTCGCCGGTCAGCCGGTCGGTCAGCGTGTCAAGCCACTCGACGGCCCAAACGAGGTCGGCGTTCATTTCAGCACCTCCGCAAACAGTTCGCCGGTCGCCCTGTCGTTGAGAGCGGCGCGTTGAGACGGCTCCGCGGCGGTGTCGAAAAACTCCGCGGCGGTTGTCGGCTCCGGTAGCACTACGCTGGACGCGACTTCGCGCCCGCGACCCACCTTCACTTGGTAGTCGGCCACCTCTTCGCGGATGCCCAGCCCGCGCAGCGCGTCGGGGAAGGCATCGCGCAAGGCCCACGATCTTGCCCGCATCTGGAGCATGCGGCTGGGGTATTGCTGCCAAGGCCCACTCTTGCCCCAGAGTTGCGCCTTCTTCGCGTCAGCCTCGCTGAACGTGCGGACGACGGCACTGCGGTCGCGGCGCTTCACGATGCATGTGGCAACGTGACCTTCAGCCGTTTTGTCGCGCCCCACCGTTTCTTCGATGTCAAGAAACGACGGATGGGCGGTGCAAAGCGCCAGCGCGGCATCACCGTAAATGCAGGGCTTGCCGTTGATGATGGCGATGGACTGAAGCGCCTGCATGGGCGCGAGGCCCAGTTCCAGTCCGTGTTGAACAGCGACCATGACCGCTTCGGGACTGCTAAATCCCTTGGGCGCGAGGCCGGAGTTAACGACCGCCTTGCAAAAGCGGGCCATCTCGTCGAAGGAGCGCAATTGCACTCCGTGTGAGTCGAGTTGGATCTCGACGGGTTGGGTCTTCTGGAGAGCCAGTTGACCATTTTCTGCTGTCATTGTAGTTTGACCTTTCATTGTGTGACCCGTCGTCGAGGCATGCTTCGGCGGCGGGTTTTGTTTTGTGGGTTGCATGCCTAAAATCGGACGCTGCGGTTTTCGTATTTCTGGAGCAGCCAGCGGTTCCACTTGTGGTGCGCCTGTGACTTGTCCCAGCCGGACATCCAACCGGCGCTGTAGGCACCGATCACGGTGCAGATCCACATCCCTACGAGGATGACGATGAGGAGATAGTCCATTAGATGGTCACCTCCATGCGTTCGGTTTTGCGGTAAGCCGCAATCATCTCGCGGATCGTTTGACGCCACTTGGCATCGCGCCGCCATTTAAGCGTGCGGCAGATGTCCTGCTTGAGCGCCACTTTGATGGCGACGAGTTCCATCAACGTCAGCGGCGCGATTTGGTATTTCCATTCCGGTGTGTTCATTGTGTGTTCTTTTTGTCTCTGCGGTGTTGAATGCGTTGGCACATGGCCGACGCGAAGGTGACCCAGTTCGGGTTGACGTCTTGGCCCTCGTCCGCGAGCCACTGGTGAATGGCGCGGAATCCCCAGCCCTTGCCGCGCAACACTTCGACGGCATCGACGAGTTCACCGGAGTAGTTGCGCTGGTCGCCGCGGGGAGCGGCGTTGGCTTTATCGATTAGCGTCATCGCCGTCCTCCCTTGGACTGTCTGACAGTTACGGGCGCAAAAAAGTCCTCAAGGGCTTTGACAACTTGGGGCGAGAACCGGCGGCGCTCGGACTTCGCATCCGCGGCCAACCTCAAGGCGAGGCTGCGCGGGAACGATATGGTTTTTCTGACGGTGGGTTCGGTGGGCATGGGCTTGGTTGCTTTATGTGTTCAGAATTTTGTGCAAATGGCGCTCCGCGGCATCCACAAGATTTTCGGCGTGGCGGGCATCGCGAGAAATGCGCCGATGTAACGCGGCGATGTATTCGGCTTTATCGACAACAAGCACGCCGCCGCCCAAAGCCGCCGATCCAACTTCTCCAGAAACAGCAGCGATCTGTATCTCTCCGTGGCGCTGCTTGCAGCCCTGTGAGCGTTTAAATTTATTGTGACCCACTACAATGCCAAGCGCCGTGCTGTCGCTTGGATGAAACGCAGCATAGACAAGAAACGACCCTACCGGCGCAATCGTGGGCGCGTCGGCATACTTTTTGGCTATCGGAGCCAGTTTCGCTTCCTTGCGGGCCTTGCGGTCGGCCACGCGGTAACTCTTGCAAACGTCAAAGCTGTGAAAAGAGCCGTCAGCATCGCAAGGACGCTGTTCAACCCATTGTATGGGCCGGTGGCAATATTTGCAGAAGCTCATGTTAGATCGGATGTATGTCCGGCGGCACCGGACGGCGCTCGCGGCGCTCGCTGTCGCGGAGATGCTGGAGTTCATGCATCACGCCGATGGCGCGAGCGATGGGGATGCGGATCTCGTCCGCGCCGCATCGCCGCGCCAGACGGATCTGGGCGGCGAGCAGCGGCTCGACGGATGCAATGACGCGGGCGGCGGTCATGCGTGGCGCAGGGGATAGTTGCCCCCGTTGTCCCGATAGAAGCGCAAGACCTTGCCACCCTTGCGGGTCGCGACGATTTTCGCGGCCTTGGACGTCTTGTAGCGTTTGGCATAGCACTTGTTGGTCGCCCATCCGCGCCCCGTCCAGTAGTTCGCCAAATTGCCGCCATTATACACCCCAACGCAGCGAACTTGCCCAAGCGGGAAGGATTCGTCGCAAGGCGTTTCGTAGTGGCGGGGAGCGAACTCGTCATGCGCGGCGGAAGTCCCCGCGCCCGTTGCTGTGGTTTCTGTATTCATTGTGTGTAGGTAGCTGACGAATAGTTCATCAACTGTCGGACAGTTTGCATGGCGACTGTCGGACAGTCAATAGGCAAAAATAAAAAAAGTGCGGGGGGCCGAAATTATTTTTTCCGGCTGTGCTTGTAGGTCGTGTTCTCGCGCAGGAACTTCCGCGCTTCGGGATAGCGCGTGGCCAGAATTTCCAACGTCGCCCGCGTGAAATCACCGGCATACTTGTCATCCGCCACTTTTTGAATGCGGGCCGTCAGATCCTGCGGCAACGAGAGTGTCTTGCGGACACGATCCGCCGCCCTCCCGTCCTTGGTGGTTTCTTTCTTCATGTTGGCAACTGTCATCCAGTGTCTGCCAGTTGTCAAGGCAGCGGGCCAACAATTCGGATGGGGTAAAACCCTCATGCCGTGCGATTTGCAAGATGAGTTCAATAGCTTGGTGTTCCATATCACCGGCCAAGCTACAGGGGGGCTGCGGACATTGGCTGGGTGACCCCTACTTTTTTCGCCGGTCCCGCACTTTTTTCTTAACCCGCCGCTGGTAGGCGAGGTTCTCGGAGTAGTAGCGGGCCTTGCGCTTACTCTCGGCTCGCCGGAACTTCGGGTCGGCATACCGCTCCGCGTAGCGTTTCCGCATGAACTCCTTCTGCGCGTCGGGATCGGCGTAAGGCATACGGTTTAGTCAAACGCATGCCTAAAGGTTCTGCAATATATAAAACGTGCGATATATTACTGTGCTATCTCCGGCCTTCCGCGGTCATTTAACAGAGTAAAATGGGCCAAATTCGTTCGATCCCATAACTGGTCGTTTCCCTTCTGTTACAGAGTAAACTGTGCCAAAATTGCATGCATTTTAGGTATTTCATTGCATATCTGGCTGTGTTATTTTTCTCTCTGCTATGGCATCACTCACCATCGTCCCCTACTCCCCTTACTGGATCGCCCGCATGAGAGTGTGGATTGCTGCGCCGGAAACGCCCTCTGGCGGCTTTTGGCGACTCACCATGCGTAGCACCAAGCTACCGCACAAGACAACCCCCAAACGCACAGCCAAGGCTTTTGCCGACGACATGGAGCGGACGGCGCGGGAGCTTCGTTCGGTCAAACCGACGGAACAGTGGTATGCCCATCGCGTCGATAGCCTCATGCGGCTGGCCAACGTCGCCAGCCCGCGCAAGTCGGTCACTTGGACGAAGGCCGCGGAGGGCTGGATCGAAGCCAAAACAACTGCCAAGCCCAAGACCATCGACAAATACCGCACCGACATCGCCCACTTCGCCCGCTGGCTCGGCGTGCGGGCCAGCCACAATCTGCGCGACATCACGCCGGACGACATCAGCGCCTTTTTCCGCGACCTCAAGGACAAGGGCTACTCGGATAACACGGCGGCGCTGGTTATCGGCACAATCCGGTCGATATTCCGGCGGGCCGTCGTCCTGCGCCAGATCGACGTCAATCCCGCGGAACTGCTCACGATCAGCCGGTCAGACACGGCCAAGCGCCGGTCATTCACGCCGGACGAGATCGGGCGCATCCTTGCCATCGTGGACGAGGAATGGCGGATTGCCTGCCTCTTTGGCCTCTACTACGGCATGCGGCTGTGGGACGCCTGCAACCGCTTCCACGAAGAGATCGATGGCGGGGTGCTACGCTTTGTCCCGCAAAAGAAGTCGCGCCGCGGCAAGGTCGTCGCGGTCCCGCTGATCGGGGAACTAGCCAGTCTTCAAGGCACCGGCCCCATCACGCCGCGCCTGCACAAGCTGACGGTGTCAGTGGCCAGCGGGCAGTTTTCCCGCATCTTGGACAAGGCTGGCATCGTCCGGTCGCGGCAGAAGGCTACCGGCAAAGGCCGCGGGGTTGTGGATGCGACGTTCCATAGCTGGCGGCATACGACCAATTCGCTATTGGTAGACGCGGGCGTTGACCAGAAGGTGCGGCAAATGATCTGCGACCACGATACGGTCGAGATGTCCAACCGTTACACGCACGCTTCCTTGGAGACGATGAGTAGGGCGCTCACCCCTCTTGCTTTGATAGCCAGTAGCCAAACGCCGCCAGCCCCAGATACATCAGCACCGTAAGCGTGATGCCGGTGATCATTATCCCCTCCAAGTCGCGTTGTGCCCGCGGGTGTCCAAGTGGACAAACGAGCGATACAATCCTAATCCTCCCTTGAACATCCCCTCACGCCGGAGGTCGAGCAGCACAAGGTAAAGCGAGGCCGGTTGCGCTGTCACCAAGTCGGTCGCGTTGAATACGCAATGACTGGAATTTCTGACCCCGCCGATACGCCGGTTGTACGCTTCAGACCGGAAAATTGACGTCAGCCGGATCGGCGCTTTGAGCCGCTTGCGGGCCTCTTCCAGCGCCTTCGCCGTCGTCTCCATGTTCGGCCACAGCTTCGCCGGAGGGTCGGTGTTGAGTTGCAACTTCTCGTCGCTGGCTCCGCGGTAAAAAAACTCTTTCGCGGTGAAATGCTTGACGCCCCACTTGTCGAGCAGTCGCTGGAATCCTTGTTCGCCGGTCATTAGAAATCCGCCTTTCCCTTTAGCCACAGTCGCTGCTTGCCCAGATCAACATCGCCCCGCAACGACGAAGCGAGTCGAAGCAGGAAGGGGCGTCGATCCTCCGGTAACGCCGGTCGAGTGAAAATCGCATCAAGCGTGAGGCGGCTTATTTGACGACCGGAATGGCTCGCCGCACTTCCGTATAGGTCACCGGACCAAACCAGCCGTCCTGCGGCACGTTGACCACTGCTTGGATCTTTTTGACGTCCTTGGTCAGCGTGTTGTTGGTGTAGAAGTTCGCCACGCTCACCAGCGCGGCGATGATAAAACCCACGACGGCCTCCTCGTTAATCTGACCGGCGAGCGCGGTGTCGAAGGTTGCTACGCGGGCAATGGCCGCGGCGACCACTCCGGCGACAATGGGCGTGGCGATGCTGCCAATGCGCGAGACAAGGAACTTGGTGGCAAGTTTCTTTATCATACGCGGAGGCGCTGCACTGCGCTTTCGATAGTGAAGCGGATGAGCGATTCGGTGGCGCTGACGCCAATCAGCGTTGACTCACGCTTGAGTCGCGCCACGGCAAATTCGCGTTTTTCCGCGGAGGATTTGTCGGAGGCCGCGAGTTCGCGGACGATGTCCAGAGCCAGCGGGAGCAACGCGCTGGTGCCGGTGACGAAGAGGTTGCGTAGGACCGGAGCGTAAAAGTTCCACACGGCGGAACCGACGCCCATAATTTTGGCGAGGAATGTTTTCACGTTTTGACTAAACCGGCACGCCGGATGGGGGTCAAGGGTTTGAGGACAACGCGGCGATGGCTTCGGCGCTCGCGGCTTCGTAGGCACAAGGTGCAGCAGGCCAGTCGGAGCGCGGCGAAGGATCAGCCGCCGATGCGACGATCAGCTGCGAAGTCCAATCGCGCAGAGATTGCATGAGCGGCCCAAGGGGCTTACCCGCCAGCACAAGCGACAAACGAAGATCGGACAGCGCGTGGAGTTGCGTCGAGGTGAGATGCTGCTCGACCCATTGTTCGGCGGTGACCGGATCGCCCTGCGGTTGAGGTTCTGCCATTTGCCAATCGGGCGGAAGATCAGCTTCTGCCACGGCGCGGGTTCCTTTGGGCGGGTTCCAACCGGCGGGCTGGTCGGGGCGAACAAAGGTCACAACCTTGCCGTCTGATTCGCGGATAATGGCGAGTGAGTTCATGTCAGTAACAGTTGATGCGGACAAAGCCGTTGCCTCCGTTGCCGCCAGCGCCACTTAAAAATCCAGACAGCGCAGCACCGCCACCGCTGCCACCGCCGCCCAATCCGCCTGCATTACCTCCCGCTGCTCCGTTTCCTGTTATAGAAGCATTGCCTCCTGCTGCGGCTGTGCCGATTTTCGGCGAGAGGCTGGGCAAAAGAAAAGATTCACGAATGTCTGTAAAAGAACTGCCCGAATTCGCCCCGCCATTATATGCCGTTGGTGTTGCGTCGATGGAGCCGCCCGCGCGTCCGCCTTGCGTTGAGTTGTTGTTTCCGCCGCCACCAGCGTTGCCGACCAAGCTGCCTGCGTTGCCCGCACCTCCGCTGCCACCACTGCCCAGTATGCTGCCTGCAACTCCTGTTCCACCAGTTCCAGCGGTTCCAAGTGCATTGTTGCCGCCGCCACCGCCAGCGCCTCCTGCCCCAAAAGAGGAGCCTGTCCGCAGCGTGAGGTTGGGAGTTACCCATTTGACATACGTGTCGCCGCCTACCGTTCCGGCTGATCCGTTGCCTATGGCCGTGCCAGCCGCTGCGCCGCCCGCACCGCCTGCGCCAACGAGCACTTCAATCTGATCTCCACCTGTAATGCGCGTTATGAACGTGCCATACGCGCCGCCAGCGCCAGCACCGCCACCGCCGCAAACCGCACCGGAAGCGCCGACGCGCCCACTGCCACCACCGCCACCCGCGCCGATCATTGTGATGACTTGCATCGTAGACCATGACGGAATGTTCCAGACCCAGACGGAGCCAGATCCGCCTGTCGCGCCTGCTGGGGCGGTCGCGTAGTAGAAGTCGTAGGCTTGGCTGGACAACGCGATGGTGCCAGAAGCGTTCGGCGCGGTCAGCGTGCGGGTGGTGCCGGTCGTGATGCCGGACAAATCAAACTTCAATTCTTTCGTCGGGTCTGTCGAGTTGTATAGCTCCCAGTTTCCGTCTGCGTTGACCTCTGGAAACGCGCCAAGATAAGTCCAATCCGCTGCCACGCCATTATTGGCCACTCGCACATACAGTCCCGCGGGCCGTCGAGAAATTAGCCACAGGCCGGAACCCGCCTTGGCAAGGAAAACGGAGTCGAGGGCTGGTGTTCCAAGGGTGACAGGTAGCAAAGAACTGTCAGCCACTACTCCATCGATGTAGCTCGCGCCGCCTCCAGTGAGGTCAAGCGCGTCGGTAAATGGATTGTATTTCCAAGCCATCTTACGGGTAGGTCAGCGTCTGGGTGAGCGGGTTGCCGTCGCCGTCGTAGGTGAAAGTTTCGGTCAGCACTATGGTTCCGCTTGCTCCACCTTGCCTGTAGACAACTTGCGTTGCATTGCCGCTTGTCCAAGTGAAGGCGCGGTAGTCGTATGCGGGCTTGTTCTCCGCGAGCAGCGCAGGCTTGCCATCCGGCCCTTGGGCTACGAGGACGACGTTGCTGGCAATCTTGTTCCAGTCTTGAATTTTGACGCTCATGCTTATTTACCTCCCCGTAGTGTCGCGTGGACATCGCGGATCGACTGGTCGATCTGGTGCAGCGAGTCGTTGAGCTTCTCCGCGTTCGCGTGACGTTGGTCGCGCTCCTGCTTGAGTTCGACAAGGAAGCTGTCGCGGGCCTTGTCCAGATGCGCGATAAAAGCCGGAGCGACTTTGACCAGCAGCATGATGGCGCTGAAAGCAACCAGTCCAAAGCTGCCCAGTTCGGCCACAGTGCGAAGCCATCCGAAGGATTCCATGACCGGAGATGCGGTAGCAAACACGCCGAAGGTTCCGGCGGTCAGCATGGCGGCGGATGTCTTCAGTTCCAAAATCATGGCTGCTCGACTCCAAGAATGAACATGGCCTCCGCGACGAGTTCCTCAAACGTGTGCGGCGGTGCGGCAAATGTCGTCTGCCCCTGCGCGGCTTGGATCGTGATGGCGTTGACCCAGTCGTACACGGCTTCCAGCATGGGCGCGTCTTCTTCGGGAAACGTGTCGCGCCAGTCTTTCATTTGTAGCAGGCGGGCTGTGCTGAAATGGGACGCGATGTGGGCCTCGGCCAACGCCAGCGGCGACGGCGGCTCCGGTTGCGGACGGCTTTGGATTTCCGCGATTTCCTCCGGTGTGAGCGGAATAAGTTGCTGCACTCCGGTGATGACGTTGACTTCGATGCGATCCATAATTAGCCCTCGTAGATGATGTTGACGCTGCCCGCGTCGAAGGTGTCGGCGCTGACGCTGGTGAGACGGATGCGGTCGAGGGTTCCGGTAAGAGCAATTTGGCCGGAGGCAAACGCAACATTGTTGGTGCCTTGCGTGTTGCCGTTCCCAACAAACATCCAAGTATTGCCGGAAAAGTTTGTAAGAAAGTAGGTTCCATACCGCGTGTCTGCCGCGGCTCCGTAGCCGTCAGTTTTTAGCCCAGTTGAGTTTGTCGTTACGGCAACAGCCGCAGCGTTGACAACGAAACCTGCGCCCCCCAAATAGCCACTTGTTGTAAATGATCCAGCACCAACTTGCACCTGCGTATGACTTGTTCCATTTGTGCTAACCCCATTCAGCATCACCGTAATCCGCTTCACCCAAGACGGGATGCCGGTGAAGTCGATGCTCGTGCCGCTGGTGGTGGCGACTGATGTGGCGAGCGTAAGCGGCTGCGAAAGTTTTGCCGGAGTCACCGCCGCACTTGCCAGTTGCGTCGTGCCAATAGCACCCGCGGCCAAAGCCGAAGTCGTCTGCGTCGTGGCGTCGTCGAACGTGATGCCGGAGGATGTGATGGAGGTTGGCATGGTTAGAATTTGATGCAGTAGAGCAGCGCGATGTTCGCGGGGCGGGTTTCGCTCGCCGTGCGCGGGGTGCCGTTGGTGCCGTCTGAAGTGGGATTTTTGACCTCAAGACTATAAGTTAAGCATTGCGGATTTCCGCCGAGGGCCGAACCGCCCGCAAACCTTAACACGTTAGTGGAGTTTGTTAGCTCGTGCCAGTGTCCTTGGAAGGCGTCACCCTCCTTGGCCGCAAACGTCTTATTGTAGGTCGTCCCACTAATCGTCTGCTCGCCGCTGCCTCGCACAAAGATGCCGCGCAGATCGGGCAATGCAAAAGTCGTGCTACCGTCGCCCGCGCCGTAGGTCGTGCCGATGGCGGTAAACAGCGCGGCGTAATCAGTGCGGCTCACTGCGGTGCCGTCTGCCGCCAGCCAGCCAGCGGGGGCGCTGTTCATGGCGAAGGGCAAAATGGCACCGGCAGGCACGCCACCGGAGACAATGCCGTTCGCGGTCAAGGTCGCCGCTGTCGTCCCGTTGACCTTGATGTAGCCTTGGGCGAGTGTTGGATCTGCTTCGATTGAAATGGGCATGTTAGTGAGTGATTAGTGTTTTGCGCGTTGCCATGGGGTCATCGGAAGATGGCGACAGAAATCACTTCTGGGTCTCCTGCGCCATCCGTGCTTCCTGCCGTCGCTTGCATTCTTACTTGCGTAGTAGAAGCGGCGTCGGTGTGCGGGGCGTTTATCGTCGTGTTAAAGTTAGCTATAGCCGGAAATCCCGAAACAGATGCAACTACTGAATAGTTTGCATCGGGCATGGCCGTGGCAAATGTGACGGTGTAGTCGCCAGCTGCGTTGCGAAGCACACTGCTGACGTTTCCGCTGGCACGAATAAATCTGTTTGTGTTTGCAGTGCTTGCAGTTCCAGACGAGTCCTTGCCGCCATCAAAATTAACCCAAGCCCTGCACGCATAAGTCGGCGCATCGCCGGTCGTCGTGGACAGCTTGGTCGCCGTTGTAGACGCCGTTGCAGTGTCCGCATTCCCCGTCACGTTGCCCGTGAGGTTGCCGCCGAATCCCGAAGTTCCGTTGATGGTTGCTGGCATGGTGTTAAACGATTGTCCAAGTTGATCCGCTGGGAACGGTGACCGTCACTCCGCTGGCGACCGTAATCGGGCCTGCGCTCATGGCATTCTTGCTGGCCGAAATCGTGTAGTTCGTGTTCACGCTCTGGTCGTTCTCGTAGAAGGTGCGGTCAGTTCCGGCTCCGGTGGCCCCGCCAATCTTGGCCGAAGGGTCGATCTTCGCCGCGGTGACGGCCCCGTCCGCGAGCTTCGGCGTAGTGACCGCTGCGCCTTGGATGGCCGCGGTGTTGACGGTGTCCGCGTTGACCAGCAGCACTGTCCAGTTTCCGGCGCTGGTTCCGGTGGCGATGTAGACGACGCCCTCGTCGCGCTGGGTGGCGAGTTGGCCCGCGTAGTCTGGCACAGCAGCGGTGCGTTGACCGGCGTCAGCAAAGGTGCGGATGCCCGCGGGAACGGAAAGCGTGGTGCCGGTCAGCGTAAGAAACTCGCGCAGTTCGGCGGGCGTCATGGCCTTCGGTTGCTTGCTTCCGTCAAGGCCGATGATTGAATTGGCCACGGCGACCATGTCATTGCGCTGGCCTTCGGCTTCAGTCACGCGGATGGCGCGGTCTACGGATCGATCCAATTGCTGCGCCAGCATGGTCAGCTTGTCCAGCGCCCGCTCATGGCTGGCCGCGGGGAAGTCGCCGCCCTCTTGGTAGTCGGTCGTCTGGGTGGCCGGAACACTGCGGAAGATCGTGACTGTCGAAGTGGCCGGAACGGCAACCGATGTGCGGACAGCGCCGCCGTTTTCGTTGCCAGCGCCGATATGGTTGATGAGCGTGACCGGCGTTTCGACGCCTGTGGCTGTTACCTTTTGCGTGGCGGCGAGGTGGCTATTCTCCAAAAAGTAGAACGGGACGGTATACGACAGCGTGAGGCTGTTGTTGCCCGTATAAGTAATGGAAGAAATGTCGCTCTGGACGGCCATAGTAGTGCTTTGACTAAACCTTCGGGTGCATGGTGGCGCAATAGTTTATTGGTCGTCGTCCATGCGCTCCCAACCCTGCACCAGCGGGCGCACGATGTTCATGATGACCGCGGGCGCGGCGAGCGGCGGCGTCACCGCAATGGAGCGCGTGATGTTTGTCCACTCTTTGACCAGCGCGTCGGGATCGTCGAAGTTGAAGGCGTCTTCAAGATTGTTGAAGGCCCGAAAGGCGGTGTCCGCGGTGCGGATGAGCGGGTTCTGCGTGGGCGTAAACCATTGGGCCTCGGTCAAGCGCGACAGCACAAGGTCGCTGACACTGCCCAGCAGGAAGTAGCCTTGGAACGGAGCCAGCAGCAGGGCGCGGGCAAAGCCGCCCATTGACCATAGGTCTTCGTCGTCGTCGTCGCTGGTCGCATCTCTGAACGCGGTGGCCAGCACATGGGAAACCACGGCCATCATTTCAATGGCCACAATCCGGCGCACATGGGCCTTCCAGTCGCCGGTTCCAGTGGCCAGTCCGCGGACGGAGTCGGAGATGATGGCCATCTTCAATCGCGGATCGGACATGAAGAGGAAGAACGCTTTGGTAAATGCGTTGCCGCTGTTTTCGATGTTGGACTTCTGGCCCATCAGCACCGGCTGTCCGTAGCGGTAAACCATTGCTTCGACGGCATCCTTGGCCGCTTGCTCTGCGGAGGTCGGGTCTACGCCGCTGTCGAGCGCGTCCTTGTAGGCGGCTTGGTAAACAATTGCGCCAGAGATAGATAGCCCCGCCGAATCAAGGTAGTTCATGGGCATCATGGACATTTCGGCCACCTTGGCCCCGCGCCGGAACATGGAAACAAACCGCTCAAAGAAGAACCGCGTTTCCGCCGTCGCACCGCCCTCCAAGCGGGTCTGAATGATGTCCGTTTTCCACACCTTGCGGATGTTTTGCATGAGGGCGACCGGATCGGACAAAGCAGACCCGATCTGACGGCTGTCGAGCGCCAAGGTAAAGCGCATCAAGTTGTCGGTCTGCATCATCAGCGACTTGAGGTTGTAGCCCAACAGCGAAACAGACTGACCGCCAATGACCGCGCCCAGCATGTTGTTGATCCACGCGATCTCTCTGCCCTTGTTGCCGCCGCGTTGCTCCATCTGGTCGCCCCACATTTCGGCAGTGCGAAGAACGTCCGCGCCCAGACGCTGTCTGATGGACTCGCGGACGTCGGGGTTGGAAAGTAGCGAGCGGTATTCGCGGGTGACTTCGGCAAAGGCGACCCAGTGCGACTGCATGGCAATGTGGCTCTGCAAAACGGTCAGCGCGTCTTCCGGTGCGAGCTTGGCGGTGTGGTTGACGCGGGACTTGGCAAAGCTGGGCTGGCCACCGGCTGTCAGCGGCGACCCGTCGAGGCCGACGTCCTTGACCTCCTTGGAAGAAAGATAGCGGGCCGGAGCGTAGTTTCTGACCATTGGCATGTTCATACCAAACATGCGGGCGTAGATCGGGTTGGTCAGCGCGTAGCCGGAACCGTAGATGCGCGACGTCACGCGGAGGATGGCTTGCGCGAACGGGCCGGAGATAAGGTTGTCAAGATCGTCGAAGCTGTCGTCAGTAAAACCGTCGGCACGCATCTTCTCCTGCGCGTCCGATTGCTGCCATGTCAGCCATAGCTGCATGGCTTGTGCGCGGCTCATGGTGAGGCGCACTTCTTCTCCGCGGAAGATCACTTGCTTGATCGTGACAAATTCCTTTTTCGTGTCTCGCGGCAACGCGGCCAATTCGTCGGATAACGTCTGGACGTCTTGGTTTGACAAGCTGCCGCGGTCGGCCAACCCGCGCACAATCTTCTTGGCCAGTTCAATGGAAATTTTTACCGGCCTTACTTTGCGCCCTTCCATTTTGCGGACGGCGTAGGGCTGGTTCTCCTTAAATGCGACCAGCGCCTTGCTGGTTGACATGCCTGCCGCTTTGGCCCCTTGACGCAGGGCGGCAAGAATACTGCGTGTATTCTCCAGTTCCAGCTTGGCCTCGTCGATCTGCGCCCGCTGCATTTTCTTGGACAACTCGGCGGCAACCTCGTCGCCAAAAAGGTAAGGGGCAAACTGCTCAAAACTTTTGTGGTCGAGGTCGAAAGCGTTGACCGCCTGCAAAAAGCGTTGCAGCGCGGACTTGTTTTCAAAGCGACCGAAGTCGGTTGGCTTGCCCAAAAACGCAATGACCTTGGCGGCACGCTCGCGGTTTTCTTGGATGCGGGCAGCTTCCTTGATCTGCCACGCCTCGCGCCCTGCCTTGAGTTGCGTCTGCAACCACTCCAGACCGTAAGCCAGCGTCTCGGACGGACGGCTCTTTAAGTCGCCAAACGTGTTGACGATTGTCCACTCCTCGGAAAGTTCGGAAATGCGCTTCTGGCTATCGGCGGTCGCCTCGGTGCTGGTGATCTGTGCCTCAATTGCAGCCAGCCTTTCCGCGGTCTTCTCGTCGTCCAGCAGTGACGAGCGGTAAACCATGTCGGCAAACTTCTGCGTCTCGGCCCCCAGCGTGCTGCGCTTGACCCCGCTCTGACCGGCCTTCGGACGCGACTTGTCCAGCACATCGAAGATGCGCTCCATGAGGTCGCGCTTGTAGTAACGCTCCAACTCGCGGTCGATTTTTTTGAGCCGGTCGATAAGGAAGTTGGCGATGGTTTTATCCCTGCGCTCGTCGGTGGTGTTTGGCACCGTGCTGTAGCCTTCCGGCAGCGCCGTGTTTTTCTGCGCCTGCCCAATATTCTGACCCTCGCGCATCCACGCGCTGATGATTGCGCCCGCGGGGTTCTTGGCCTCGCTGACTTTCTGATCGCCCTTGTAGACGTCTACCGGCGCAATGCTGGCGAGGTTGGTGTAGCCCCCCACCCGCCCGCGCACTTCTGGCGGTAGCACCTTGAGGATGTAGTCGAGGAACCCAAGGTCGTTGAGGATGCGCGTGCGGTCGAAATCCTGCGGCAAGGTGTCGCCACGCATGGACTGCATGATCGGCTTGTTGCGCTCCAAGGCCGCGGTAAGACGCTCCTTGAGCGCGGCATACTGCGAGATGCGCTCGGATGGCGAGCGGGACATGCGGTCCATCGCCGCCGACACGCGGTCGATTTCGCGCTGGGTGGAGATGGAGTAGTTTTGCGCCCCTATTTGCGGAAGTCCGTTGTTTTTCTTTCCCCACGCATAGGCGTTTTCCAGCGTCGAGTTCTCTGCTTCTACTGGATAAACCCAAAACTCCCGCCCTTCATCCAACGCACGCTTGGCCCTGTGCCATCCGTCAATAAGCCGGACACCAACGTAGTTGGCGGCAGGATGATCCGGCGGGAAAGACGGGTTTTTTTCAAATGTGGCAAGTCCAAGGTGGCTAATGTCGGCCTTGGCCGAAGATTCTTCATTGAGTTCCCTAAACTCGACATGCGCTTGGATGTATGCCGCGGTCAGCTTGATTGGCTGCGGCCTTTTGCGTTTGACTTGTTGCCACGCCTTTTTGACGTCGATTGACTTGCCGGTTCGGAGATCGACGTCAAACTCGGTTTTGATTGTTTTGGGAACCCAGTAGGAGCTTGGAGTCGAAACAAACTGCTCCAGCGTCGGGGCTGTGTCTGGGCCTGCCAGCATAGGCATCCCGCGATCATCCCGCATTTCGCCGCCGGATGCGATGGAGTAGTTCAGCAAATTCGCACTGCTGCCCGCCTTGACGCCCAGCACTTTGAGAGAGGTGGAGGACATGCCGGAGGTGGGCAGCAGATTAAGTCGCTCCTGCGGCGTGGCGTATTGCCCCGTCTCCTTGCCGACGACGTCCTGCCAATCGACCGCCTCCTTCAAAACGTGCAGCTTGACCTTGGACTTTTTATTCACCGGCACAATGGTCGCCGGATACGATTCATGCTCGGTCGTGGCGATGCCCTTGACCTCGCCTTGAACTTCGACGATGGCGTAAATCTTGCCGCTGCCATGCTCTTGGAAGTCGCGCAGGAATGGCTCGGTGAGCATGTTGCCCAGCCCTTGCAAAACGGACGCCTTGGATAGCGTGCCGCGCTTGATGGTGTTCTTCGCGTGCTTGTTCTCGGCGTCGGCCAGAATGCCCGCGACATACTTGGCGCTCTCCGGCTTGGCGTTGAGGTGCTTGGCAATCTGCTCGGCCAGCGATTCTACAAACGCCTTGCGGACTTGGAAGATGGAGCCGGTCGGTTCCAGCAGTGCGTCGATCTTGGCAAAGTTTGTCGCGTAGCTGTCGCTGGCCTTGAGCTTGGTGCGGAAGGTCTTCTTTGTCTCCTTGGTCTTGGTCGGGACGACGACCTCCACCTTGCTGGCGGCGACCAGCATGGCGTTGAGGTCACTTTTTCGTAGGCCCGCCCGCGGGTCGGTCGTCAGCGCGTTAAGAAACTTGACCACTCCGGTGGCCATCGATGTCGAGGAGAACAACTTCTCGACCGGCGCGGAGACAAGGCCCATGAGAATCCTGCCGCCGTTCTTCGCCCCGATCTCGTTGAGGTGGTTGGCCGTCCGCATGACCATTGCTTCGGTGGACGCCCAGAAGTAGTTTTTGTCGGCATACAACGCCGGATAGTAGACGCCGCCTTTGCCATCAATCTGACCACCGTCGGTCAACTGGATCGTTCCGGCAAAGGCGTTATCCGGCGAGTGCAGCAGGATGTGCATGTCGGTAAAGTCGTTGACGTCCACGCCAGTGAACACTCGTCCGTCCTTGACCAACTTGTCGAAGCGCGTGTCGTTCCTGTAGTGATCGACGGAGCGTACGATGGAGTAATTTGCCTGCTGCCGCTTGGTGTGTTCGCCAAAAAGGTAATCGTCAACAACCCACGCAGGCACAACGTCAAATCCTTGTTCTTGCCATGTGTCGAGTCGGTGGTTGCCGTCAACCATCTCGTAAGTGGTTTCACCTGTGCGAATAACGACAAGAGGAGGATACCCGCTGCCCCGCGGCCTGCTGTATTCGTCGTAGCGCAACGACTCCCAACCCTGTTCTTCTTGTTGCGTCAAACGGTCGCGGACGTCGCGCCAATCAAAATCTTCAATATTTTCCTCGTCGAAAAATTCGTCGGGATAATTTTCTCGGAGTTCTTTTTCGGACATTTTTCGGATGTCCTGTGCGTTCTGTAATTCTACAACATTGGCTCGTAGGTCATATGCGTCCAACATGGCCGGATAAATAAAATCATGCTCCGAATTGGTGTGCGCTTTTACAGTTTTCTCGTTCCAAGCGGTGCCGTAGTTGTCTACCTTATCCCAGTCTACTTGAGGCGATGTTCCGCTGTAGTCGTCTGGAGATGCGCCTGCGCGAAATAGCTCCGGTTGGCCAATCGAATAATTCGCCACCTCCGGCGCAACCTCCTGCGCGGTCTTTTCGCGGGAGCGGTCTACCAGTGCCTGCTGGTCAACGCCCACCGCTTCGGCCAAGAGTGCCTCAAAGTCGCGGTCGAGTTTCCCCTCGGCGCGGAGTCGGGCGAGGTTGTAGGCGCGGCGGAAGATGTCGCGGGTGAAGATGGCCAACCGGCGCATGATGCCGCGCAGGCCCGCGGGGATTTGCTCCTCGCGGATACTGCCGCGGAAGTAGGCCACGGCGATGTCGGAGAAGGCTTCGATGACGTCGGTGTCCGTCTCGGTGCGGAGCTTGCGCTCCATCCGGTCGCTGTCGATCTGCGGCAGGATGTCGTTGAGTTGCTGACGGACGAAGTCAATGGTCACCCGTCCCTCGGCCATTGCCCGCTTGAGGTTGTCTTGGGCGAACTCGCGCATGACGATGGTGCCGTCCGCGCCCTCGTTGATGCGGATGATGGAGCGCCAGATGCCTTCGCGCAGTGCGCCTTGGTTGCTGCCGGTGACGGGGAAGTTGGCCAGTTCAGCGGGTTCGTTGATGTCCTGCCCAAAGGCGCGGACAGTTTCAAAGAGTCGGTCGAGGTTTTCCTGTGTGGGGTTGGCCTCGTAGTCGGTGAGCAGCGTGCGGGGCGCTTCCTCGCGGATGACTTTGGCAACGTCCTCCCCGCGCTGGCGGGCTTCGTTGACCTTCTGGATAAAGGCGACGGCTTCGTTGATGCCGGTATGAACATCGCGCATCTCGCGCTGCACCGTCTCGCGGCGGGCGGATACCAGCGCCTGCTCGGCGGCGGTCTGGTCGGTCGTGCGGGCCAGTTCCTTGCCCTCCGGCGAGAGGACAACGTAGTCGGCCCCCTGCTTCTCCAGACGCGGCAAGGCGGCGGGATTGGCCTTCTCGCGCAGGGCGATGGACTCGTCCACGATGCGCTGGGCGGCGGCTTTGACCAGCTTTGGGTCGCGCTTGGCGTGTTCCTCGACCAGTGCGGCTTGGGCGGCTTCGGCGCTCTCGGCTCCGGTGATGCGGTCGATCTGTTCGGGATTGTAGCCCATCTTCTCCAAATCAGCCTTGCTCTTGAGGTAGTTCTCGCCGCGCTTGATCTCGCGGTAGGACAACGCGCCCATGCCCATAAGGGAGAGCGGCAAAAGGGCCACGAACTGGACGCCAAGTTCGCGCCCCAGACCGGCATACCACCTTTCCCAGTCAAAAGACGGCATGTCCGCGCCCAGTGCCGCGGCGATGGTCTGGCCGATGGGATAGACACGCTCTTGTGCAAACTCCTGCACATTCTGCTCGGCAACCATGCCGCCCCCGCGAAGCATGATGCGGTAGACGTTTTTCTGGTTGGGATGGATAAACCTTTCGACCAGTTTGCCGAAGACCGGCAAGCGTCCCATGATGGTGTTGAGCTTGAGACGCTCCAGCCCAGCGGAAATGGGCGCACCTAACGCGGCGACAATGGACACTTGGTCGGGATCGGCGTCGGGGTATTCGACCATCATCTGGTCGTAGAATTGGCTGTAGAGCGCGGCGGCGACCGCGGGAATTCCAACAAACGGAACGGCGGCTGCTGCTGTGTAGGGAATACTACGGGCTGCACCGTATAAACCCTCTTCGACGATCTCCGGCAGGAAAGTGACGGTCTTGATGGGATCGATCTGCGTTTCGGCCAGTTCGCGCAGTTCGCGCTGAACCATAAGGACGCCAACTTGTTTTTCGGCTTCTTGGATAGCCTGCTCGCGCTCCTCCGGCGTGATGGGCGTTTCGCCCGCCGCGCTGTAGGCGACCGCACCATCCAAGCCGACGCCTTTGAAAACCGGCTGCTCGCTTTTCAGCAGACGCAAGTTGCCGCGGAGGGTTTGCTCTTTGGTGTTTCGCGGGATGCGCTCGCTAAAATCGGTTGTGCCGCGGCCAATGGATTCAGCCATTTGATACCAAAAGCCTTTGTCGATCTGCTGAAGCTGCCCGAAACTTCCCGCCAGTTGCATGATGGCTCGGCGCTGGTTGGTGGGTAGCTTCGCCAAGCGGCCCGCAAGGTCGGCCATTTCCGGCGCACCGAAGCCCGCGGACTCGCCGCTGTATTGGCGCAAGGCGTTAAAGATGTAGCGGGCCTCCGGTGCAAACTGCGCCTGCGAGGCGCGGATCTGCTTGTCGAGTTGCTCGGCCTTTTCCCACAGACGCGACTTCTCTTCTTCGTCAAACAAATCGCCCGCCGCCTCAATGTCCTTGGCCACGCTTTCGACAAACGGGGTGTCGCCGCCGGAAAACGCATCTTCCAAACTGCGGCGCATGACGCTTTCTTCGATCATGCGAGCAGCGGCCTGCTTCTCGTTGTCGCGCTCAAACTGCCCCTTCTGCCAGTCGAACATTTCGCGGGCGCTGGCCGTCTGCTTGCCCAAGACCGTCTTGGCAAAGCCGTCTTTCTCCGCATCGAAGATCGACCGCATGTCGTCGAGCGGCACTTTGCGGGTGTCGGCCAAGTAGCCGATCATCGCTTGCCGGTAGACGTAGTCGTCGCCATGCAGGCTGACCTTTGCGCCCTCGGTCATGCCCTTCTGCTTGGCGATGGAGTCGAAGTAGTTCTGATCGGTAAAGACTTTGTTCCAGTGGCCCAGATCGACGTAGGGCGCATTGGAACCGCTGCGGCGGCTCGGAGGCGCTCCGGCGCTGGCGTCGGTGTAGGCCCGCGCCTGCTGCGCCTCCTTGGCCTGCGGAGTGGCGGCGAAGGAAATACTCATGCCATGCCAAGGTCCGCGGCCTTTTTGGAGAGGCGCTTGCGGACCCAATCAATAAAGTCTTGGTTGGTTTGGATGTTGTCGCGGACCAGCCACGGGTTGGCCTTCATCACGCGGGCGGCGTGGCCCTTGCCTCCGGTCGCGTTGAGCGTGGCGCGGAAGTCGCCGTCGGGATTCTTGAGGATGGCAGGCCCAGCACCGATGCCTTGGTAGTGGACGACATAGAGTTCAAAGGGGTCGGGGTCGCGGCCAAGGGCGCGGCGGGCCGCGGTGATGTTCTCCTTGGTTTTGGCTAAACCGGCGCGGATTTGGCCGTCGAGGCTGCTGTCGCTGCCGTAGCGTTTCCGGTCGGCGTTGAGTAGCTGGAAGAGTCCGCGGGCCGATGAGGTGCTGATCGTCTGGTCGGGGTTGAAGTTGGATTCCTGCGCGACCAAGAGCATGAGGTGCGGCGTGTATTGGCCCAAGCCCTCGGCTTCGGCCATGCTGGCAATCTGGCCCGCGATGGGCTGCTTGGCCGGTGGGAGGCTGGACACGCTGAAGTTGGCGGGCGCGGAGGCGGGTTCTGGCGGCATGCCTTGCACCGGAGGAAGCGGCTGGTCGGCGTCTTGGAAACCGTCGGCCAATGACCCGCCAAAGCCACGAAAGCCCAGACCGGCGGTCATCACGTTGGGGTTGTTGGCCGTCGGGTTCATAGCGAAGTCGGCCCAAGTGGCGACGTCCATGATGGACTTCCACCATGCGTCCTCTTCTTCCGGCTTGTTCATAAACGAAGCCGCCGGATCAAGGTATGGCTCGACGATGCCCCTAAAACGATCTTGCGCCTGCTCAATGGTAAGGTCGGGGTTGTCTTTAACCATGTCGCGGATCTCGTTGATCACTTGCTGGCGCTTGGTCTGCACGTTGAGCCAAGCATTAACGTCTTGTGGTTTGGTCACAGTGACATCGCCGCGCTGCTCTTTCTTCCATTTGCCCGCATCGCCAAACTGGCCCCACTCGGCCAGACTGGTGGTTTGGTTGATAAGGTTTCTGGTGATCTCGTCGGTGCGCGATTTCTGCCCTTGGTTGGCTTTCGATACCATGCCGTCGAGCGTGTCCATGAATGGCTTGCGCTGGCCCTCCGGCGCGGTGGAGACGATGTCGCTGATGAGGCGCTGATACTCGCGCTTGTGCGTGTCGGGATCGGCCATGCTGATGTCCTTCTCCGCGTCGTAGCTGAAAATCTTTTGCCACAGGTCGCTGAACCGCGTGGCCTGCTCGGCTTGGCCTTCCGGTGTGTCGGCATACTTGAAGCCGCGGTATTCCTTCATCTTGTTGATCAGTTCCCGCGGCGCATCGATGTCGGGTCGGGTGTAGAACTCTTCGATCTGGTCGTTGGTGATGGCCGCGCTGTCGGTTTCCAGCCGGTTGAGCATTTCGTTGGTGAGGTCGTCCACCACTTGCGCGTGGTTACCCTCGGCCATGCGGCGGAATTGCAGGACTTGTTCGGGTCGCAGATTGTGCGGGTTCTTGCCCTCCTTTTGATACTTGGCCAGTTTGCCGCGCCACTGGGCAGGGTTCTGCTGAATCGCTTGGGTCATGGTGGCGACTTTGGCCTCCTCCTCAAACTTCAGAATCTTCTCGTCGGCCTCTTCGTGGCTGAACAAACCGGACTCGGCCCCGCGCTTGTAGAAGGCCATGCCATCCTCAATACGCCCCTCGTTCAGCGCCCGCTGTGCCGCGTTCTCCACGCTCTGCCGGTAGTTGCCCACCAGTGCCTTGTTGGCACTGGAGCGCACTTGGGCCGCGGTTTGCAGTCGCAGACTCTTGACCGCCGCATCGCGCTTGCTGGCCGAAAGCGGGCTGCTCATGGGCAGCTTGCTGGCTTTGTCCACCAGTTGCGCGTCGTATTTGCTCCAAACTTCCCCCCACTTATCGGCGGGCTTGGTCAAGGTTTCCTCCTCAAAGCGCGAGAGCAGATCGGTCTTGATGGCGTCGAGTTCGGCCATCTGGGCCTCGTCGTTGGCGCGGCCAAGGCGCACGGCGAAGTCGCCAAAGGCGGCGGCGGCGTTGCTTCCGGCGTTGCCCAAAGCCTCCAGTCCCGCGCCCATGCCGCCCGCATCGAAGGCCGCGGCGGGCAGTTTTTCCTGCCGGAGCATGTTGACGCCTTCGGCAATCATGGCCCCGCCCCTGCGGAAGTTGGGGGCGCGGATGGCCGACGGATCAGTCAGCACCGCGCTGTTTCCGGTCTGGGGCGCGTTGGGGATGTTGGCGATGGGAATGTTGGCCATAAGATTAACGGGACGCCCCCACTCCACCGGACGATCCGCCCGCTCGGTAGACTCCGTAGTTGAAGCCCATGTTGGCCACATCGCCCGCGCCTTGCAGAAGCGAGCCGTAGCTGCCCATGCGGAGGGCGCTGGCTTGGTTGTTTCCGGCCATGCGCTCGCCGCGGGCGGTGTTCATGGCCAGCGCGTAGCCTTGGCGGGCGGCATTGCCTTGGAAGCGTGACGCGGCCATTTCGTATTCCGCGGCGGCTTTGTCGAGGAGCGAGAAGCCCGCTTGGAATCGCTCGGCCTCGCCCTTGCGGTAGAAGGCGCTGCGCTCCATGTCGGCCTTGTAAAGTTCGTCGGCCACGCCCAGTTCCAAAAGTCCGGCGGTTTCGGCCATGATAGCCAAGGGAGATCCGGCGCTGGTCACGCCCGCCTTGCCGTAGCGGGCGCGTTGCTCGCCCAGCATGCGCTCGTTTTCTTCGCGCATGCGGCGGGCGCGTTCGCGGGCCTCCTGCTCGACGCGCAGGGCTTGGTTGTCATACTGCGCGGCGTTGTTGAGTTGCGCTTGGTATTGCGCCTGCGCGGCATCCGCCGCCATGACGCTCTGGTTGTAAGAAAGCTGGGCTTGGTATTGCGCGGCCTGCGCCTGCACTTGGGCCTGCTGCTGGGCGACGGCGTAGTTGTATTGCGCCATGCGCGAGGCGGCAGCGGCTTGTTGCTGTTGGCCGTAAAAGGACAAGCCCGCGGCGGCGGCGCTGGAAACCGCGGCGGTAATGGCCGCGGCGGCAACAACGGTGCTGGTGGTGACGGCCATATCAGAGTGTTTTGAGTAGGTGAATCATTCCGCCGTCGCTGCGGTCGAATCCCTGCTTTTCGTGGAACTTGGCCAGACTTTCCTGCTTACAAGTGGTCAGCATCACCGCGTAACCGTTGTGTTTTGCTTCGGCTGTGAGGTATTGCGAAATGTGTTTGAGCGCCCGCACCGTCTTGGTGGCCGATAGCGCCGGATTGGTCACCATCCACTCCAGCATGCAAACCGGCGACGAATTATCCATGTAAAGCCACGCCGCCGCGGCGTCTTCGATCTTGTTCTCCGCGTAAAAGGCGACCACGCCCAGCTTGGGCAGCATGACTTGCGGCACCGCGGTCCACCCGTGCGCGTTCCACCACTCTTCGACAATCGGGTAGTCGGTGGCCGGATCGAACATGCGAAGTTGGAGAACGGGCTGGCTCATGGGTTTAGTCAAATCACACTAATGTCAATCGCCAAAGGCGTCGAGCTTTACGACCAGAGCGCGGACGGTCAGCGGATAAGGCAGGGTTTGCCGGAGATACAGGTCGCTCGCGTCGGAGTAGTTGCCCGCGATGACCACCTCGGCATCGCCGGAAAATGGCGGCGGGCTGGCGTCCATGGGGTCGTCAAAATCTCTCGGATACACCCACAGCCATTCGGTGCCGTCGGTCGAGAACTCCCCGCCCAAGGACTTGTAGAGGCTGACCTCGGCGCGGTTGATCCGCTTGGTCCGTCCGCGGGTCGAGCCGTCTTGCAGATCGAAGTCGAACTTCATGGGAAGGATCGTCGAGGTGAAGGGCAGACCGGCCAGCACCTTGGTGAAGGTTCGGTCGAGGGTGATCTGCCCGCTGGCGACAACCTCGTTCGGTTGGACGGCTCCGTCAGCCAAGATTCCCGCCGTCTTGCCCTCAAGGTGCGAAAGTCCGGTGATGGTCGCGGTGGCGGTGCCGGAATAGCGTTTGGCACAGTCCAGATACCACCAGTCGGCCTTGGTCTGGGTTTCAAAGTTGGCGCGGTTGTCGGCCTTGAATCGTTCGATGTAGCGTTTGGTTTGGCCATTGATCGTGCGCTTGACGCAGAACCACACCTCGTCGTCCGCGCCGGAGAGTCCGTAAACGGTGGCCACGCTTTCAAAGTCGCCGTCGGTGGTGTGCCGGTGCCATGCGACCACGTTCTGGTCGCGCTCGTAGGACATGCCCACCAGTTGGCCATCGCCCCTCACCGCCCAGAGGATGGCGTCGGGCTGCTGCTGGAAGGCCAGTTCGACGATCTCGCCCTCGGTGATGTGTTCGGACAAAACGGTTAGATCCGGCGCAACCCAGCCGTCGCGGTCAAAGTTGTAGGTTAGCTCGCGCACCTTGCGCCCGCGGCGCTGGACAAAGAGCAGGACGTCGTTGAGCAGGATGGCCCGCATGGTCTTGGAACCAAAAGACGACTGCTTCTGCGCTTGAATGTTGGTCGCGCTAAACGGCTGACCGCTGTCAGCCCCGCCAATCGTCCACTCATCGCCGGAGGTGCCCAGCATGAGGCGCTTTTGGCTGAACATCCACGCGATGCGGTTCCCCTCGCTGCTGGCCACGCTGAACTGCAACCCGCTGTCGGCGGCGCTGCCCAGTTGGAAGTCCTCAAAGTCGTCGGTCTTGCTGCACCAAACGGTGTTCGGCTGGTGGGAGGTGCCGCCGAAGCACAGGCGCTGTTCGTGGATGGCCACGGCCCGCGGGTAGCCGCGCACACCGGAGAACGCGGCCTCGCTCCACTGGGCCGTGCCGGTGATCGTCGATCCCAGCCACTTGTCCACCGTTGCTCCGGCGCTGGTTCCGCTGGCCACACTGTTGATGGTGACCGTCCCTCCGGAGTTGAAGTCGGTTGATTCCAAAAACACGCGGGCGTTGGTGTTGGAAACGTAGTCGGTGATGCGGAGCTTGAGGCCCACACGCTCGTTCTCGGTGCCGGTCGCGGTGAAGTTGCGGGCGGTGGTCAGCGAGGTAAATTCCCGCACCACCTCCATTTGCGTGAGGTTTTGCACGGGCGCATCGCTGGCCGACGCCGCGCCGCTGTTGGCTACAGTAAAGGTGTAGGTGTTGGCTCCGGTGACGGTGATGGTGTAAGTTCCGGCAAAGGGCGCGGCGACGGTGGAGGGAATAAAAACCTCGTCGCCCGTGGCGTAGCCGTGCGCGGTGCAGGTCGCGGTCGCGGTGGTTGTCGAGCGGGCCAGACTGGTCAAATCCCGCCCGCCGTTGGCGTCCATTTTGGCCTGCGGAATGCGGAGGATGCGAATCCTGCCCAGCCAAGTGCCGACGGTGGTGATCGTCCAACTGCCTTGAATGTCGAGCGTGCTTTGGCTGACCTTGTTGGCGTCCACAGTTTCGTTGATGCCGCCGCTGTTGCGCGGCCACTGGATGGCCCATTGGCTACCCACATGGTCCGCTTGGAAAACAGACGCGCTGGCGGTCAACGTGGCGCTGCCGGTGGCCGCGGAGGAGGCAATTGTCGTGGCGGTGATGTTCTGGTCAAGGAGCGGAGGGTATTTCCATTTCACCGTGGCCAGCGTCCAGCTGGTGTCGGCCACACGGGTCAGCTTGCGCGGCGCGTGGTTGGCGTGCGCCAAGTACATGATGTCGTTGACCTGCACATACTGGATTTCGCGCAGTTCACTCTCTTGGTAGGGGCTGGCGATTTCCAAGGGCGAGCCGCCGGAGAGGACCGGCCCGTTGTTGCCCCACACGCGGATGTACTGGTGGCCAAACTCCAAAACAAAACGGGTCGTCACCGAAAAGTTAAATCCGATCAAGCGGCACTGCCGGTCGTCGTTTTTGGCGTTGCCCAGATACTCGGTTCCGGCCCGCCGGTAGACGCCGCCGTAGGGCAAAACGATCATGTTCTCCAAGGTGCGGCACCCGCTGCGGTACTTCTCGACGTCCGAGCGGGCGTCCATGTACGGACTCAACTCGCCTGCGTTGAGGGCGGAAACGAGGAGGTTCGGCATGGCCTACTGGCTGCTCGGAAATTTGGTGAAGCGGGCCGCGACCAAATCGCTGCTGACCCACGGCATCTTGCGCTGGAGGCGAGCCTCAAAAGCGTCGGCCATGCGGGCCTTGGGTCCGGTCAGCGCCTCGTACTCTTGCAGGAGTTCCTGCGGCATGTTGCGGCTTCCGGTTAAGGGTCCGGCCAAGCGCGAGGCCAGCATGGTGGCCAAGGCATGGACGAAGAGCGGGTGGTAAAATGCGCCGTCTTCCACGCGCCCGATGTAGCGGACATTGGCCTCCTCGGCGTTGGTCAGAAGCTGATCGGCTTCAACGGAAAATTCCCCGAAGCGTTCGGTCGGCTCGTAGCCGTTGAGTTGCACCACGCGCAGGCAATCGACCGGCAACTGGTAGGCGAAAGACCACTCGCTCTGGGGCGCGGTGGAAAGCTGGTTGAGCGCGGCGCGGCGCATGGCGAAGTTCCAGCGGTGGCCTTGGAGGACTTCGTCGCGGGTCTGGGTGTAGAAACGACTGCAAAACTGGGCCTGCTTGCTTTGATCGGTCAGCGCCATGATTGGCGAGATGCCCAGCTTGGCCAAAGCCAAGTTGCAGATGGAGGTTTCGTCGGCCATGAAAAGTTAAAAAGGTGGCAGGCGTTTAGACGCGGCCTGCCAGCGCGTGTGAGCCTTTAGGGCATGCGGAACGCGAGCAGGAAGCTGATCTTCTTGCCTGCGGTGACCGCGTTGGTGCGGGTGATCGCCGCGACGACACGCTGGGTGTCGGCGGTGACCGCATAACGCGGGAGGACGCTGGCCCCGATGTTCGGGGTGACAGCGGCGGAACCGGCGGTCGAACTGTTCAGCGAGATGGAGGTCGCGCTGTAACGGTCGGCATCGCCAGCGTCACCGATGGTCGGGATCGCCACAACGGAGCCGCCCAAGGACGCCTCGTTGTTGACGCGCCACAGTTCGGGCAGCGGGATAGCGCCGACGGGGAGGACGGCAACTTCGATGTTGTCGCCCGTGGCCGCTTCGGTGCCGGTGCATGTGTAGGTCGCTTGCGCGTAGACCACATTGCCGGTGACGAGGTCACCATCAACGCGGTTGCGGACGTTAAGCGTCAGATTTTCTGGCGCGATGTCGGTGTAGAACGTAGCCATATTATGATTCTCCTATGGTTGGTTGTTGTGGTTTAGAGAACCTCGTCGGCTGCGATTTCGACGACCTTCTTCTCTTCCATGCGGGTCGCGCCAAGGCTGGCCACGGTGCGGATTTGCAGGGCGTGCGACTTGTCGGCGCGGATGTCCACATGCACCTTGCGACCGGCGTCGGCCAATTTGAGGCCGGAGCGGACGTAGGCGAAGCAGGTGCGGACACCAGTGCTGGAGTTGTAAGGCAGCAAGGACGACGCCACACGGCGGAACTTGAAGCCAAGGAAGGTGTCGATGTCGCCTTGGACGAGAGCCTTGACGCTGTTGAAGTCCGCGGAAGTAACTTCCGTGGTGCGAAGCAGGTCTTGGATCTGTTTGGCCGACACAACAAGGACGCGAGGATCGCTGTCGTCCACTTCCGCCTCGTTGAGGAGGTAAGCGGCTTGGCGAAGTTTCGCAATGGTGAGGCCGCTGTTGGCAGCGACTCCGGTTTCGACGTAATCGACGGCGACCTTCTGGCCGGAGGGCAAGCTGGTCGGGGTCACGCCGGTTTCGCCCGTGTAGGCGGAACCCAACGCGGCGTCGATGATGGTCTTGTCGCAGGTCCGCATGTAAGCCATCGCGTGATTGGCGACGGTTTCGGACTGCGGCAGGCTGACTTCGCCAAGGTACTCGGCGTCCCACTCGTCAAAGAGTGTGGCGTGTTCGTACGGAAACGGACGGAGCCAACGCTTGGCGAGGGCGACGTCTTGGATGGTGGTGTCAGCGGCGCGGCTGGTGATACGGGTCATCTCGACCGCGGCCATCTGGTTGAATGTTTTTTCTTTGCCGCGAACGGACTCCACGGACACGAACTCACGCAACTTGGAAACCTTCTGCTGAAGGAGGTGTTCCCAGTTGGAGGTGAACTCCGTCGTGAAATACTGCGGAATTTGAGCAATAGCAGACATAGTTGTTTCTCCTTTGGTTTTGACTAAACCCGCGTCATGCGGATCTCGTCGGGTTGATTGGTTGTGGTGTCCTCGGCGCTACCGATTATCCGCGAACGCGGGTCGTCGGCCTTGGGCTGCCGTCGGACAGGCTCCACAAGGAGTTGTCTGCCTAACTGTGGGCGAGAATTGCGCTGCGCCGGAAGTGGCGCAAGGGTTTAGTCAAAAAAAGTTCGCGGCGGTGGCGGGACTTGCACCCGCTTTGTTACATATTCTTGTGTTATTTTGTAACGTTCCACTGTCTGGCCGCGTGTCCTTTCCACGCCGCACCGCCAAATTATCGTCCGCTCATTGCGATGTAGACAAACGCGAAATTGCTGAACATGTAACCGGCGAAGACCGCGGCCATTGCATGGTTGCCCTGCATGTAGAAGCCCACCGCCGTCCAAGCGTAGCAGACGGTGCAGATGAGCAGCGGAAGGAAAGTCACGAAATGACTCCGTCGTTGTGCCGCGCCGCCCACGCGCAGACCTCGGAGGTCAAGCGCCCGATCTCGTCCACCGCCTCCTCGTCGATGTCAAAGAGGCGGGCGTGGATCAGTTCATGGGCGATGAGTTCAATGCCGCGGTGGGCGATGGCTTCGGGATGGATGTAGATGGTCCGGTCGTCCTTCACGCACAGGCCGTCGTAGGATTCGCGGGCGGGCGGTCGCTGGATTTTTACCCGCCACGTTTTGCCGTCGATCGACACGCGCTTGGTGGGGGTGCGGCGGCTCATTTGAGTCGGTAGTGCGGGACGGGGCGCACCTTTTCGGCCAGCCGGATGGTGAAGTTGCGTTTCTCGCACAAGCCTTGTTCGGTCATCCGGCGGACCTGCTCTCCGGTCGCGCACTCGCTGCGCCCGCGGGCCTTGGCCAGTTCTTTGACCGTATACCAGCCCTCCGGCACCTCCTCGACCGGCGTACTGGGCTGCGAAAGGGCTTCGCACCACTGGCGCAGTTGCTTGTCCGGTTTCATAGGGGCAACTGGTAGTGCGGGTCGAAGACCGCGATGTTGACGATGCAGTGCGTGCCGTTGAAATGCCCGTAGGCTGCGGCGTGCCTCCATCCAAGGGTTTGGCGGCGGGTGGCCGCGTATTCGATGTCGAGCTTCACCCCGCACCCGATATTGTAGCCGGTGGCCTTGGCGTGAATGCGGGCGCTTTCCATCGCTACGCGGTGGGTGTGGCCCATGACCACGCTGCGCCCGAAGTATTCCGCGGCGTCCCGCACGGCGCTGACTCCGAAGAGCGCCCCGTGGATAAACGCGGTGTCGCCCAAAAGAAACGCGCAGTCGGCATGCACGCCCTTGTAGGGGATGATCCGGCATTTCATCTTGTCGCAGGCCGTCTGGATACGGTCCAAGATGCCGGTGGCCGCATCACGATGGACGCCGCTGGCGCTATACTGCATTTGCGCGAGCCGCGCCTCATGGTTGCCGAAAAGGTAAATGTTCGGACGCAACTCTTGGAGGAAGGCCAACCCCTGCAAGACGTCGTCGGTCATGCTGGCCCCATAGTCGGGATCGGTTGAATCTCGACGCGCACCGGCCCGCATGTTGCGGACGTCGATGGCATCGCCCAGATGCAGGACAAAGTCGGGTTTCCACGCCTCGCGCAGGCGCAGGATGGCATCCAGCGCCCGCGGGTCAGCCTCGGACCCGTGGGTGCAGGTGCAGGCCAGAAACTTCTGCCAGCCCTTGGTCTTGTTGGCCATGACTGTTTATCCGGCGCTGGTCAGCATCCGGCGCACTTGATCGACTACTTCGGCATCACCCTCTTGGTAACGGGCGTAAAGCGGGTTCGACTGGTTGGTCATGATGTCCCTTGCGCGGGCGCGGGTACTGCTCACGCCGGTCTGGTCACCGGCCACCAGCTTGTCGTCGGAGAGCTTCTCCGCGAGGTTGACGATGGCCTTGACGACTTGCGGATCTACGAAGCCCTGCGAGGAGGGATCAACTCCGGCGGTCACCGCGGCGCGGCGGGCCAGTTCGATCTTCTCCGGCATCTTGTCTCCGTAGACGCGCTGCAATTCGGCGCGACCGGCCTCAAGCTGCTGTTCGATCATGCCCGCGGCGGCTTGGTTCATCAGCGCGGCCCGCTCCATGTCGAACTTCATGAACTCCTGCATGGCGGCGGCTGGCACGTTGTGCTTGTGGGCCAGTTCCGCGGCCCGCTTGGCCACGTTCTCGTCCCATGTCACGCCCTCCGGCAGTTGCTCCGGCTTGAGGTTGTAGTCCTCCGGCGACTCCGGCACGCCGATGGCCTTGCGGTAGGCGGCGACCTCTTCGGGTGAAGACTTTTCGGTCGGCGGGACAATGGCGTTGGCCTTCTTGCCCAAGAGTTGCTCCAGCCCTTGGTAGGACTTGGAAAGGCTTTCAACGTCAGCCTTGTCGTTGCGCCAGAACTTCTCCGGTAGCCATTCGGGCTTTTCGGCTACTTCTGGCGATGGCGCGTCGGTAATGCTGGCAGGCGCACCGGAAAGCAGTGTCCCTTCGGTTGTCGTGTTGGTGTTAGCAGCGGGTGCGGTGGACGCGGGAACAGCGGCGCTGTCCGCGGTGGTGCTGGCGGCTGGGGCGGTGGTGGTTGCATCAGTCATGGTGGTTGGTGTTGTTGGTTGGTGTTTTGACTAAACCGCGTTTAGCGGAGGACTTCGGTGGTTGGACGCTCGACGTCGGCATCTCCGACGACAGGCAGGGAAAGTTTGTAGTCGATGAACAGCAGCACCTCGCGCTGGCCATCGCGCACCGCGGCGGCGAGCGGATCGAAAGGACGTCCCAGCGTGCGCTCAAAGGCGGGCCGGTTCATGCGGAAATAGGCTTTGAGGTTGTCGAGGACGACCTGTCCATCCTCGCTGGTAAAACAGCGATGGTAGGCGTTGTTGATGCGCTGGAGGCTTTTGCTGCGCTCCAGTTCTTTGGTGTCGGTCATACGCCGGAGGCTTGATTGAAAAGTTTGCCCAGCGCGGAATCCTGCTTGACGCTTCCGGCCTTGCCCGCGGCCTCGGCCATCGTGAGCATTTCCTGCTGCTGCTGCATCTTGGCCTGCGCCTCGGCGCGTGCGGCGCGGGCCTGCTCGACCTCGTCCTCCTCGGCCAGCCAGTCGGCGGGCAAACCGTCGTTGCGGGCCGTCTCGCGGGAGATAACGTCCCACTTGAAGTTGTCGAGTACCTCCGGTCGCACCTGCGCGATGATCGCGTTGCGCTCCATCGTCCTTGCCAAGGAAAGGTTCTGCATGGCGCGGATGGCCAAGGCCACTTTGGACACATAGCTGACCTCCGGCTCCGGAATGATCGGCTGGCCCATCTCGTCCATGAGGATCGCGTCGGGCGGCGGGGGCGGGAAATGCCCGTTGCGGATCAAGATGCCGAAAACCCCGCGGAGCATGGGCGAGAGTAGTTCGGTCGTCTTGCGGGTGAAGCTGGGCGAGAACTGCACCAGCTTTTCACTGGCCCGCTCGGCCACTTCGGTCGCGGTCATGTTGGCCCGCTCCAGCGAAGCAAACATGCGGAACATGTCCACATGCATCGCGGTGTTGATCGCGGTCGTCTTGCGGTTCTCGCGCTCCAGCCCGATCTGGTAGTCGCCGCCCTGCGCCCATTCTTGCGGGATGGCGTTGGGTTGGGTCGGGTCGTAATAGGTGACGCCCCCCGATCTCAAATCGACTTCCCCTTCGTGCGTAGCGGGCATGAGGAGACGAGGGAAGGCTTTGATTTCCGCGAGGGCGTCGAGTTGCTTGGAAAGGAAATTCA